TCAATTGCAAAAGCTAATTCGTGCAACTCCTGTTCATTGAATTCTAACTGGGATTCAAAAGTATAATGGTCCTCAAATACTTCTAAACGTCTACTTTCAAATTCCAAATATTCCTCAGCATCTACTCCATATTCTGCGAAAACTTCTATTTCACTTTGCTCACTAAATGCTGCTTGAACTGGTAATGGTTGAGTTAATTTTGGTAATCCACCCAAAGCCCTTATCTCGTCATCGGTTAATTTGTCAAGAATCTTAGTAGCTAATAATGGACTGAATGAACCTAACAAATCAACTACTCTTGAATTCTGGTCTTTTACTGGTTGTATTGCAGGAAGTCCAGCCATATCTCTTAACTCATCCTTAGTAGCAATCTCAAGCATAGTAGTTTCACTAAACTCAGGACTAAATGGTTCTAAAGGTTGTACTTCGTAAGGTTGATTAATTCCGTTTAAGCCTATAATGTAGTTGAATAACTCTTCAAAGTGTTGCTGGTCTGGTTTGATTTCATTTTGTTCAAATAACTTGAACGCATCTACCATCTCATTACGTCCGCCTAATTGTCCTTCAACACGAATACCCATAAAAATAGGCGATGTAACACGATGAGCTACGAATATTTCTTGTTGAATAGTGTCGTTTAGTATGTCAAATTGTTTGTCTAATTCGCTCGGCTGTAAAGAAATTACATTTGGAGCTTTATCGCTACCATCAGAAAAGTTAATAATCCATCTACCAGCGTTATCAGTGCTGCCATGTTTGTTATTTATTCTTCTTACTAATGCTCTTTGTTCTTCATCAGTTGGGATACCGTTGTTAAAGTTCAAAATTCCACCAAAGAAAAAGTTATTTTGAAGATTTGCTCTGTGAAAGTTTGCTACCTCAACATCACTTTCAATGTAAGGTATAGCACCGATGTAATCAGGCAAAGGATATGTAGATAAGTTAGGTCTGTATTCTCTGTAATAAAGAATCTGAACACCCTCTCTTTTTTCAGGATTGAAAGCATCGTACTCTACAACTTTTGGTCTGTAATCTGCCCAATTATCCGAGTAATAAAATGAACTATTATCTACATTTGAACGAATCTTAGCAAAATCCATGTGATAAACTTGAGCTACCTTACCCGATAGTTTAGACCAAACAATCTGAAGTGCATATCCTCCGTATAAACGCTTATCTAAAACAGTTTTATTGAATATATCACTTAGAGTTTCAAATGTATTTGGACGTACTAAAAAGGCCTGAGCTTTTATTGCTTGTTCAGTAACTAAACCTTCTTTGATTTTTAAGCCACATCCATAAGTATACTTTTGTTTTGCAGTTAAAATAGCGTTGTGTTTAGCTGAGCGGTTGAATAAATCAACTAAATAAGCTGGATAGTTATTATCCTCGCCATAGTTTACATATTCCTTATTCTTGTCCTTTTCAAATATAGGAACTTGATAAGTACTTACTGGTTCGTTATAAAAAACAAATTTACTTTTACTGTCTGTCATAAGTTATAATTTCAATATCAGGATTATAAGAGGTTACAGTTAGTTCATTGAATCCGTATAATAATTTACCTCGTTCTAATAATTGTTCGCTTGTATTTGGTTCAGGGTTATTTTCAAAACGAGTATAAATTGAATACTCATAATTTCCAGTATCTTTTAAATAAACGATTCCTTGTTCTAAATTTTCAGCTGCTTGATTAGTTACCAATTCAATATAAAAATTGTCAATTCTTGGATAGTAAGTATTACGATTTTCAATGAATAACCATTTTGTCTGTTTAGTTACTTGCGAATAAATTCCAAAATACCCATTTAATAATTTATCCCAATTGCCGACGTTTGGCATAGTTATGTTTTCGCTTCCGGTTGCAAATATTTCGTTTAATCCAAAATTAAGATGAATCATATATCTATATATTAAAATCGTAAAAAGTTATAAAATAGAAAAGGCAACCATTTCTGATTGCCCATTTCTACCTATGAAAAAACTCTACTTAAAACTTTTAAATTTTAGTGAAAGCTGAAGTTGAAGTTAAGATTTGCGCTGGTTGAGCTTCCATTCCAGTTAAGGTAATTTGAGTTCCGTTGAAATCTCCCATCGCTGCTCCTGAAGTATGTGAACCAGCACTAACTTCTAATCCGTTTACTTGTCCTAATAACCAAAATGTTCCGTCTTTTTTCTCAATGATAGTCAAAACTCTTGCTTGAGCTAAAGTGTACCATCTGTTTCTATCAGCTTGGCTCATCTTAGCGAAGTTTGCTACTACTGTTTGAGTATAAAACACATTTCCGTTTGCTGGTGTTGCTGTGATTTCTTCTGTGAATGAGTCAGCTGCTTGTGGCATCAACTCATACTTGTAGAAACTTACTCCACTTACGTTTGAGATTCCACTTGCAGTTGTACTTGTTATAGTAGCTGCACTCGGTAATCCGTTTGCGAAGTAGATATTTTTTAAACCTCCTACTGCGTCTTTGCAATCAAGAGTGTATCCTGCTGTTACTGCACATGGCATAATTTTTTTCTCCTTTTATTTTTATAAAAAGAGGGTAAGGCTTGACTTTTTCAAACCTCACCCCCTCTTAGTTAATTAATTAAGAACCTACGTAGTAAACTACCTCAGCTGGGAATGCGATTTGAACACCAGCTTTGAACTCCGCTACATAACGAACTTCCATTGCCTCTTGCGCCCAGAATAATTCAAACTTAGACTCTTCGCCTAACACATCGCAACCGAAGAACATGTTTGAAGTTCTTAAAGCATAGATTCTGCCAGTACTGTTCAATCCGTTTACACCGATAACCTTGATGTTAGTTCCAGGAATAACGATTTCAAAATTACTGTTTGAAGCATCTGTGTTGTAGTGAAACAAGTTAGCATTAGTTAAAGCTAATTGGTAAGTTCTGAAAGTGTCAATACCGCACATGATAACCGTATCAGGCTTATCAATCAAAGCAACTGGAATAGCTCTGAAAATACCTTGCATGATTGCATTCACGTTTGAAACTGTGATGCCTCCTGAAGCTGAGTAAGGAGCTCCAGCCATAAATCCTGAAGCGTTAGCAGCAATTGCGCTACCTGAAACCGTAGTAATAATTTTAATTAACCCATCAAAACGAGCTAAAGCATTGTCACCTGAAGTGGTGTCACCCTGCCAAAATGCTCTCTCCAAATTTTGAGCAATCAAACCAGTTTTTAAATCTGTGAATTGTTGTTCAAATGGAATTGATTTAGGATTAGAACCGTTAGGCAATACTAACTGAAGGTAAGTGTTTTCTAAAGTTTTAGGACACAAAGACTCATGAACTCTGATTGGTGAAACAGTCATTGTTCTGTTTGTGAAAGTCGTAGTTCCTGATGCTGAGAATCCGCATGAAGTACCTGATTGGAATACAGCGTCTGTATCCATCACGTTAACTTGTGAAGCTGATTTTACATTTGGCATTTTTGTAGCCAAAGAAATTGATTTTGCTGAGAATAAAGACTTAGTCAATAATTCTCTTTCATTGGCTTTTACATAGCCTGTAATACTGGTAACTGAGAATGCCATTTTATTATTTATTTAATATGTTTATAATTTCGTCTAACTTGTTATATTGATTGTCTTTTTCAGCTTTAAAGTTTACATTGAAAGCTTTTGTGTCAATCACTTCTGAAGGTGCATCAGCTAACTTCTCTACGATTTCAACTAACTTAGAAAAAGCCTCTTTTTGTGAACCCATTTTCTCTTCAGTTGCTCCCATCATTTCTTTCATTTTTGATTGAAGTTCCATGATCATTTCTTCGCACTTCATGATTTTAGCACCCATTTCTTCAATCATTGGCATATAGTCTTCAGCCATTTTTTGTTTAGCTTCTACTTCAATTTCAACTGGTGCTTCAGGCATTTCAGCTGGAGTTTCAGGCATAACCAAAGCGGTTACTTTCCCGTTCTCAACTGTGATTTTTCTGCCATCTTGTAACTCGTGCTCTCCGTCTGGTGCAGGAACTTCTCCTGACTCACTTACTACCATAACACTTGTACCTTCAGCCAATGGTCCTTCCCACTTAATAATGGTAATTCCATCTGCTAACTTTGCCTCTTCAAAAGACATTGTATCTTCTGAAAAGATTTCTTTTAATTTGCTTAATAGCTCTTTTACGTCGCTCATATTATTTGTATATATATTTTGTTTATTCAATTTTAATTTATCAACAAGGGCAATAGCTTGTTCTACATTGCTAACTAACTCAACTTTTCTATCTGTAAATAAACCCTCAACTGAAAAGCCTTTGAACTTGCCTGACTTGATATAGTCATTCCAAATCTCCTCGTTATCTACCTTGCAGGAAATAAACCAGCTACCATCTGGTAAATCTTCAAATCCTTCAGGTGCTTTAATACCTCGCATTGAATCAATAATAAAAGACTCAATTAAGTAAACTCCTTCAGCTAACATATTCTTTTTGTGCTGAAGATTAAAGTTGCTATTGTATTGGTTTTTAAAGTAACGCTCTACTATTTTTTGAATCGTACTTTTAGTGAAAACCACATTATATTCTTCGCCATCTTTACCCCTTCTGTAAATAGGTTGGTCAGGAATCATAGCAGGTCCTGAGATTATTTGTTTGTCAGTTGTCTTAAAACTAAATCCTTTCTTTTCCCACTTAGCATAACATACCGCAGCTGCTTGTTCTTGACTCATTCCGCCATTAACCTCAACTCCGATACAACGACTTACAAACTCGTCTTGGCTTTCTCCTGCTTTTGGCTCAACTATAAACTTTTCCCCGATTGTTCCAAGTGCCTTAACTACGTCTGCGTTGTTGTCGTAATGCTTAGAGATTCCTAATTCGTTAACCTTCTCTACTTTTGCCTTATTTGAACCAGTAGCAAAAACTTTTGATTCTGGAATACCTAACTTATTAGTTAACTCTAACATCCCCTCTTTATCATTACGAGCTGAGATGACATATAAATCAACTCCTTGCGCAATTAATCTACTCGCTAACTCTTGACCTCTTGAAGTACTTAAAGTATCATCATAATCAATAGAGATTTTTTCAGCTGCTAAGTCAATCTGTTGTAATTTTCTACTTGCCCACTCTACCCCTTCATCACCTCCCCAAGCTAACCACATCAACGCTCCGCAGTCTTCTTTAGGGTCGCCTTTAGAATTCTCTCTGTGACGTTCAAAACCTGACATCCTTGCTATGGTTTCTCTACTGATATTTTCTCCTTTCGCTAATTGGTTGGCTCTGGTCCATCCAACTGGAGTGCCACAATTTAATTCGTATTTGTCACGTAATTCTAAAGCTCTTTTTGCGTTCTCACTTGCTGCCTTTGGATAGTCGTTGTAAGTTTCAAATTCACTTTTAAAAGCTACCCAGTCGTATTCAATTGCTGGCGAATCTACCAAAGCAATAAAGTCAACTCCAGTTTCTTCGTCTTCATTTATAAGTAGTTCGTATAAAGGTAATTTAGCCATATATTTAGATAGTTTATTTTAATTAAGTTTTAACCTATAACCGCCTTAGCCTTGATTGCATCAACTTTCTTTTGAGTGTTGGTTATGTCTGTTTCAGTTACATAGACTTTTGTAGCTCCAGTATTGTTTACGTCCAAAGGGGTTGAGTTGTCTATACGAGTGAATGAACTTGATGGGCGTGTCATTGGTGGCGCTGAAGGAACTGAACCTCCAGAACCTCCACCCGGTACCTGAACTGATAGAATTTTGTTAACTGTTGCTAACCCTGAGGCTATTGCTGCTGCTGCGGCTGCTGCTCCTAAAGCTGGTCCTACTACTGGAACTCCTGCTAAACTTGCATACGCACTTTGAGCGGCCTTATACGTGTCTATCGTAGTAGCTGCAATTGCTAAAGCCTTTCCTTCTGCGGTTGTTTCGCCTAATAAACTTGCAAATGTTTTTAGGGTATTAGATGCTGAGTCTAATGCCTTAACTCTGTTTGCTGCGGTTTCATCATCAATTTTCTTTTGAGCATCTGAGGCATTCTTTGAAATGTCAACTTTCTTTTTAGCTAAATCTAATTCAATTGATTCGGTATCCTTTGAATATTTTTGAGCGTTTTGAAGTTTATCGTTTAACTCTTGTAACTCTAAATCCTGCTGTTGCTTTTTTAATTCTTGATCCGATAAGTTTTTTTCAAGTAGTAAAGCCTGCTGTTTCTTGTAATAGTTTTCAGTTGCTTTATTTTTGTCTTCAAATTCTTTGTCTAATCTTTCCTGCTCCTGCTTTTTTGAATCCTCAATCTCTTTTGCAACTGCCTTCTCTGCTGCTACCTTTTGATTGTTTAGACTTTCAATAGACTTAACTACTTTTCGTCTGCGCATTACTGACTCAGCCTCAAGTTCGTTTACTCTTGCTATTGCTTCTGCCTCTTGTGCTAAGGCCTCATCACTTGCTGAACTTAATTTATTTCTTTGGCTTATAGCATCTGCTCTTTGTTTAGCTATTTTTAATTCCTTAGCGGCTAATGTTTCCTCTCCTGCTGCAACTTCTTGAAGTGCTTTAATTCTATCTTCAAAACTGGCTGTATCGTCTTCCATTAATAGACGAGCCGCAGCCATTTGTTTTTGCTGTTTGCTACGTTCTACCCTTAAACTTCTTTCGGCATCCTCAACTCCTTGTAAAATTGTTTCAATTCGTGCAGATTCTTTAGCGGCTTTGGTTGCCTCTGCTGATATTTTCTTAATTTCATCTATTGCGCCAACTACTTTGTCTGTTACGTTTTCAACTCCGAGAGCAACTTTTCCGACTGCATCAGTAGCAACCTTTCCAGCTGCCTTAAATTCTCCTTTAAATAATAAAATTATCGCATTACCTAAAGCAGGAACTAACTCAATCAACCCCTCAAATCTATTTGTAATGTTTTCTTGAATTAAATCTGCAAAATCTTTAAGAGCTTGTTTCGGATTTTCAAATAAACCAATTAAAGCCTCTGCGAATTTTGATAATGAATTTAAAACTACATCAAGCCCAGTCTTTAATCCTGCTAAAGTTGAATCAAATCTATCAGCCCCATCATTGGTTGAGGTAAAAGCTTTAAATAAAGTGAATAAAGTTGCAGCAATAGCGGCCAAAACTGCCCCGATAGGATTAGCTACCAAAGCATACATGGCCTTTCCAGTATCTTTTAAAGCTGATATTACCCCACCAATCGGACCGGGTAAATCGCCAAAAGTATCTTTAGTTTTCTTTACAGCCTTTGAGGTTTTCTCTGTGGTCTTTTCAGTTTCTTTGAGGTTTTCATTTAACCCCTCTGCGGATTTACTGACTTCGTCAATCTGTTCTGCACTGTCTCCCGTTTCAACTTTGGTTATTATCTTAACTTCATTTCTTGCCATTCAGTACCTCGTTTTCTGTTTTGATTATTATACTTAATATAGATGAATCAGCCGAATCAATTAATTTAACTAAGTCGGCTAACTCGCATTTTTCTATAAGCTCTTTGAATTTATCCAGCATTTGTGTTGTTGTTTAATATGATTGACCAATTCCCATTAACTGGAGCTACCCAAATTGTATGCTTAGCTTTTATTTTGAAACTTGAACCACCCTCAATTGTTTGCCCAGCTATTGGGTAAGCAAATACATCTGAACCTTGATTATGAATTACTATTATAGGATAACCCGTTTTTGGTTTGCTTATAGTTGCATCAGGTAAATATAGTCTTGTCGCTCCATCAACTAACCAAATCTTTTGTGAGTAATCAGTAAAAACAAATGAATCATTAGTATAAACAATATCCGTATAAGTCTTTTCTCGGTCAATTAAAAAGCCAGTATTGCTTGACTTGTCTAAAGTTGGCAAGTCTTGAATTGGCAAATTAGCCATATCGGTTGTAAAAGTTCCGCTGCCTCCGTTTGTTGTTGTAGTTTGAGGTATAAAATTAGGAGCTGTTTTGATTTTTAAGAATTCAATTTGTACTGGCTCATTTGAATTTAAGTCGTATTCAACCTGATGAAGTCTATAAAACTGATTATCTATTTTGTAATACTTTCTGAATGACAAATTAGCCAATTGATTAGGGCTTAAGTGAAAGTATCCGCTGACTAATTTTGAATCTTTGTCAGTAATTTCAGTAATTGTTTTAAGCCAATAAGAATTGTAAAGGTTAGCCGTAGTGATGTCAGGTTTACTGCCATAAAAATAAGCTTTTGCAAGTGTAACCTCTAAGCTAAATGTAGGTGCTACAATCTTGTCCAACATTCCTGCATAAGGATACTGTGTATAGTTCTGAATTGCTGAAGCATTATAGTACAAATTCCAACCTTGACTTGTATTGACTAATCCTCCGTATTGAAGAATTCTAATATTATAAACTGGTAAATTGCTTGAATCAGTTGATGGGTCTTGAGGTCTTATTTTTGGAATTATCCTATCGTTTGTTTTTGCATCAGCTGAAGGAGTCGCACTAAAACCTAAATCAATAAATTTAGAATCACGAATAAAATCATTGTTTATAGTAAAATTAATTTTACTAAATGGCTCTCTATACACATCTTCATAGCGTTTATTAAACTCGTCAGAATCGGATTTGTAAGTCATCTCAAAAACCCTAAAGTCAAGTAAGCCCATAGGTTTAATTTCAAGCTCCTGCGATACGTCTAAATAGTCTGTTAAGTCTTCGTATTCGTCTAAGTAAAATTCATCTCTTGGTTCAATAATTAACTTCTTGTAATCAATCTTATCTACCTCAACATATAAGTTGAACATCTTTATCAAGTACTGAAGGAACTCGGTTTGTTTTGTCTTTTCGGGTAAGGCTGATACTATGTCAATCGTTTGTCCTTCTTGGTAATTGGCTTGAGGGTTTGAGTAAAAATCAAATCCAGTTTGAAAGTTTAAAGTGAATAATCTTGCATCAGCTCCAACATAACTTTCATAGTATGCTACTGCGTAAACTTTATCTCCAGCTTGTATGTCAAATAAACCTGATTCAATTTTTATTGTTCCTGAATTCCCTACCGCTGCTGTTCTGTAATCTGTCGCAATTTGAGCTAAAACACTTCCGCCCCTATTTACTCTTATCCCAAAATTAAACTTACAAAATCCAGTACCCGTTCCAGTTATATTTATTGTACCTTCAATTGCAAATCTATATTTCCCTCCTAATCCAGCTGGGCAAGTCCACTCATGATTAACTGTGCTAACTCCTGAAGGGTTGGTATCGTTTCCGTTGGTGTTAAAAGCTATTTTGTAAACGTTTGATCTATACTGGTCAGAACTTGTAAAACTCAAACCCGTTGAGTTAGTCATTAAGAAAGTACGGTCCTCTACCTCTCCTTCAGTCATTCTAAACTCTCCACCACAATAAGGTACTATTAAATTCTTGAATCTTTGCGAATTGAAAAAGTTAGATTCATACCTATAACCAGCTTGAGCAAAAATAGAGTCTACTACTTGTTTTACATAGACTGCTGGATACATAGTACCAAAGTTGTAATCGTTTTCAGCTGATGTGTTTGAATTGCCTCTGTCAATAAGTGGGTAAACATAACCAGCCCCATTAGGTTGTCCGCTTGCATTGAAATTCACATAGGTAGTCCCGTTTTTAATGATTGACGTAGCCCATGAGTTCTGAACATTTGTTTTATTCCATACATGATCAAACTCTGACAAGTCCAACTGAGCCAAATTTAATTCTCCTAAATCTTGAAATAAGTTAGCGAACTTTCCAATTATTACGCACTCGTATTCAATAGCCCCATCTACATTTTTAATACTAACCAATTGTATGTAACCTATTAGCTGAGGTATTCCTTTTCGGTAAAGTATCGCATCTGCTTTTAAATTAGGATTGAAATCAGGGTTAAAATTTAAGGTTGAACTATTTATTGTTGAGCGGTCAAGATTAAAAATAGCCGAGAATATTTGATGGTTATTTGCGGTGCCGGGTATGGTTAAACTTTTTGAATAGTCGCTCTGTCTCTTGTCAGGTTCTCTAATATCAACTATTGATTTATTGATAGGCATTGGAACGCTATCGTAAAGGTCAACATTCCAAGTATTATTCACTATACCTGATGAGTTGTAAGCTATTATTTTTAATTCGGTTTGGTTCATAGTGATTGTCTGTAATTGTCAAAAGTATATTCAAGTGTCAAACTTAAACTGCTCAACTGTCTGTCGTTAACGTATTGTTTTTCCTCGTAATTAGTTTCTTTAATGTTTACGGGTATGTAGGTTGCTCCGTACTCCATCATGACAACTGGACTAAGTACTAATTCTTTTAACCCAATCCATTCAGCATCGGTTAAGCCATCGGAGTTAATCTGAATCGTATCGGTAAACTTAGTGTAGTAGTTCGTTTTACCTCTAAATGTTTTTGCATAGTTGAGCGGTTGAAACTTCTTAAACATTTTCCTTTCAATGTCCGTAAAGTTTCTGCTTACCTTAGTAAAAGTAAACGCATCAAATCCACCCAAATTATTCAACCAATGTAAACGGATAGGCGAATACTTTTGGCAGCTCTTGTCAATTACAAATGTTCTACTGAAATAAGTTATCGCTCCACTTCCGCTCGTGTTCTGCCCGTTCACTCGGTAATAAACTGCATCTGAATAATCAAAGGCAGCATCATAAACAGTCTTGTAGTATCCAGTTGAGTTACCTGACTTAGCCACATTGATTGAAACAATTGACCCAAATGTTGTAAAACTTGCATTTGATTGAATTAGAGTCGTAAAGTTTTTATCAAGCACCTGAACATTGATGTTGCTAAACAATCCTTCTCGGTCAAATACAGTTAAAAACCTTTCTTCACCGTATCTTAACTTCTCTTGGTAAGTAGTTTGGTTCAAAGTCTTTAGTGAGCTTTCAGGAGGTCCAATGTTTAAACTTGTAAAGGCCGTTTTGCTCCAGTCTAAAAAGTCAAAAATCGCATTAGTTGAATGAGCATTGCCACCACTTGTATAATAGTTTGCTAAGTTCGGATGAATAGTTGGTATTCCTGAGGCATTGTTGTAAACCTCACCGAACTCTACCCAATAATCCACCTTTGAGCTTGTGCAATGTTTGATACCA